ATAGGAATACATTAATAGAAAATTCTAATGCAAATAGAGCCCAAAGATATGTGCAGTTATTGTCTAATCAACAACTATTAGACGATACATCATTTGCTACCGTATACAGAGACGAATTATTACAAAACGGATTTTCAGGAGATTTTAATAGTCAAAAAGCCGAATGGGATAGTTTAAGCAGATCTGCAAAAAATGTTTATAATCAAAAGGTATTAAATGCACTATGAGTGGAATAGAAAATATTAAAAAGAAAGACTTAGTAAAAAAGTTTTTTGACAATTATAATAGTAAAGATATAAATTATAATGCAAATGAAGTTGATGCAACAATTGGTTTTTTTGTAAATCGAGACTTTGATAGCAGTAGTGCTATTAATATAAGTAGTATATTATTACAACAAGCAAAAAAAGATAAAGTTGATATATATCAACTATTAGATACTTTAAAAGGAATAAATGAAGTTCAGTTAAGTACAATTGTTGCTAAAATTATGAATAGTAATAGAAGTAATTTAAGTTTACTAGGATTAAAAAGATCTTTAGAACAAAATACAACTGAATCTCGTAACATTATATACTAATGGCAAAATATGCACAAGGAAAATATACATTAAAAAATCCTGAAAAATACGTAGGCGGAAGAAATCCAACTTATAGGTCAAGTTGGGAATTTGCTTTTATGCGTTTTTGTGACATGAATGAAAATGTTAGTAAATGGGCAAGTGAAGCAGTAAAAATTCCATATAGAAATCCGTTTACAGGAAAGTACACAATTTACGTGCCTGATTTTTTTATTGTTTACGAAGATAAAAAAGGTAAACAAAATGTTGAATTAATTGAAATAAAACCTGCAAATCAAACATTTAAAGAAAATCTAGGACGTAATAAAAATAATCAAGCACACTATGTTTTAAATCAGGCAAAATGGGCAGCCGCTAATGCATGGTGTAAACAGCAGGGTATAAAATTTAGAGTAATAAATGAGGGAGATATTTTTCACACAGGACGTAAAAAATGAAATTAAAATGCTGGTATTTACAAAACGGAATTTACATGGATCATACTATACAAGGTTATCGAGTGCTACCATGTTGTCAATACCAACACACAGAAGAATTTGCGGCTGTTGATCATCCCTCAAAAATACATGAACATAAGTTCATAAAAAATATTAAAAAAGAATTTAAGCAAGGCATAAAACATAAAGGCTGTGACATATGTTGGAAAAACGAAAAAATATTAGGACATTCCATGAGATTAAGAATGCCCGATCAAGCAAGAAATACTAAAAAAGATTTCAAACCCAAAGGTCAATTTGAAAATTGGGATTTAAGACCTAGTAACATATGTAATATAAAGTGTGTTATGTGCCAGCCTTATTGTAGTTCTAAATGGTATGAAGATGCTGATATATGGCAAAAATACAACGGTGGAATTAACATTGTAGAAAGTTTAAGAAATAAACCTGAATTTGATTGGGATTATGTAAAAGAAAATGCTCCTAATAATGCATACTCCATATATATTGCAGGCGGTGAGCCTTTGTATGATAAAAAAGTTTTTGATTTTATTGAATATCTATCTAACTTTAAATGGAATTTAAAAAATACCAATTTAAGATTTAATACCAATGGAATAAGTTACACAGATAAATGGGATAGTGTATTAAGCAAATTTGAAAATGTATATTTTATAGTTAGTATGGATGGTTTAAATGAAGTTGACGAATACATAAGATTTCCTACTAACTTTAATGAAAAAATAAAACAAATTAACATTTTTCAAAAAAAGAAAAATTATCAATATGCTGTGAATACTACCATAAGCGCATTGAATTTTCCTGTTGTTCAAAAGCAAATTAGAAAATATTATCATTGTATAGGATTAAACACTTTGGTACAACCTCATTTTTTACACATCAATAGCTTAAAGCCAGATGTAGTTTACAAAATGAAAAAAGATAAAAAAATTAATAATCCATACATTGCTGATTTAATTAAAAATCACAAATATTCTCCTAAAGGTAACGATACTTTAAAAAAGTATCTTTCAGATTTAGATCAAAAAAGAGGAACAGATAGTAAAAGAGTTTTACCATGGTGTTGGGAGTAGATAAATAATAGTAGTATTTAATGGACTATTATTATGACAAAAAAATTAGAAGACTTGCTTAATCTGCCTGATAACAAAGAAACAAAAGAAACTTCTGTAGAAAACGTTCCTTCTAACGAAGATACATTTAGAGATATAGCCGAGCTAGACAAAATTAATTCTGCATTACCTGCTGTAAAAGGTTTAGGTGAAATGGCAGATAAAGAATTAAACGAAGTTGCAGACAAAGCAATGCAAGCATACGAAGATCTAATGGATTTAGGTATGAATGTTGAAAGCAGATATAGCGGTCGTGTGTTTGAAGTTGCAGGCACAATGCTAAAAACAAACTTAGATGCCAAAGTTGCTAAACTAGATAAGAAATTAAAAATGGTTGAATTACAACTTAAAAAAGAAAAAATGGATAAGGATTCTGGATCTCTACCTGATGGAATGATAGAAGGCGAAGGGTACGTGGTTACTGATAGAAATAGTTTACTTGAGCGTCTAAAAGGAATGGATAAAGATAAATAGTATTATAGTTTAGGAAATAACAATGAAAACATTTGCAGAATACTTAGTAGAGTCAGAAAAAGTGTATAGTTTCAAAATCGGTGTTGCTGGAGAATTACCAGAAGGATTTGAAGGTGCATTAGAGACTTCATTAAAAAAGTTTGGAGTTAAAAATATGACTCCTGGTAAAAAAACACCTATACAGGAACGTCCATTAGACTTTCCACAATTAGAAAATGTAGACGTAACATATTATGAAGTTGATTTACATTATCCTACTACAAGTCAAGTTTTACAAGAGTACGTAGGACAATGTTGTAACATTAGTCAAAGTCATGTCATTGTTCGTAATCCTAACGAACCTCAAGAGCTATATCAACAAGAAAAAGACGAAACAGAGTACACTGCAAAACTCACCGTTGAAGATATGGGCGGCGAAAGTGCTCAAGATCAAGTAGGCACTGCAAAAGTTATGGATTTACTTAAAGAGTTAGAATCGGCTCGCAAAGAAAGATCTAACAATTATATTGGCGATGCTCCAGTAGGAGAAAGCAAAGACATTGGGGATAATGAAAATAGTAAGGCGGTATTATCATGAGCAATAAAGAACAATTAAATGAAGTAGCCCCACTAGTTGCAGCATTAATGGGTGCATTAGTTGGTATGGGTTTAGAAAGAAACAAAGCTCAACAGGCAGCTCAACAAGCAGTAGCCGATGCAGGAGCAGGAGACGGCGCAGCAGGCGCAGCACCTGCAAATGCACAACCAGCAGCACAAGCACCACAAGGTGATGATTATAATCAAACAATGAGACGTGGTAGCAGAGGTGAAGGTGTTAAACAACTACAACAAGCATTAGGAATGCGTCAAGTAGACGGTATATTTGGACCTGCTACAGAACGTGCGGTGCGTACATTTCAGCAAAATTCAAATATAAAAGTTGATGGTATAGTAGGTCCAGAAACTAGAGCAAAAATAGCTCAATATGCCGCAGCAGGAGATGATGATCCGGCAAGATCTCCGTCACCAACAGAAGGAGAAAATAAGTCAAATAAAGATGTAACAAACGAAGCTGTATCATTTGATGTTGAAGATTTAGTAAGACTAATGCAACTTGCTGGCGCAGATAATGCAAAAGCAGTCGATGCAGATGATATTAATCCTGGTCCTAAGCCTTGTCCAATTTGTGGTAAAATGCATGGGCCAAGTCAACCATTAGGCGGCTGCGGCGCTAAATCAGATGAACCAGAAATGGGCGATATGATACGTATGATTTCAGCAGAAGAAGAAGAATTAGATGGTGATTTCCAAGATGCTTCAACTGAACCAGATGAAGAATATGCAAACGATGTAAGTGCAAGTATTCCAGCAGGAAACGACTTACACAAAAAGAAAAAAGCATATCCTCCAGCAGTTGACGGCGGTGACAACCCAATGACAGCCGAAAACTTAGAAGCAAAAATAAAAGAATATTTGAAAAAATAAAAACTCCCCCCAGAACTCAATAGCGTCTTAGGACGCTATTTTTTTGGCTAATTACAATATGAACTATCTAGTTAAAGGCGCAGGAAGATGTGGATCTCAAGCAGTTATGCAATGGCTTGGACAAAATCAAAATTGTAAATTAAAATTTACACATGGTGCAGATACATTTGTTTTAAAAAATACAGAAAATTGGGCAGTGCATGATCATTATTGTTGGACTCCAACACACATAGGAAGTTGGGTGCTAGTTTATTGCACAAGGAAAAATAAATTTGAACAAGCATTGAGTAGGTGTATTGCAGAAAAAACAAACAAATGGAATGATTACAAAGATTTAAAAATAAACAAGCCTATTTTTATACCGTTTGAAAATTTACTAAAAAAATATAACAATATTTTATATTATGATAACGTAATTATGTCAACTACAAAACAATTTCCTTGGAGAGAAATTATAGAAATAGATCAAGAAGATATGACTCCACAATTGTTTGCAGAAAAATTCAAATACAATAATATAGGAAATTCGGGTATAAGAAATTTTGTTGAAAAATTTCCTTTAAAGAAAAGAGAAGTAGTAGAAAATTATGCTGAGTTAAGAAAATTATTTAGACGACACGTAAAACAGGATAAGTAATATTATGAGTAAAAGTTTAGACGGCGTTTTAACAAAAAAAGCCAATCAACAAGAAACATTCACAGAACAACAAGTACAGGACTTATTACAATGTATGGATCCTGATACAGGTTATTTGTATTTTGCAAAACATTTTGCACATATTCAACATCCAGTAAAAGGTAAACTGATATTTGATCCTTTTGAATATCAATTGGGATTAATGCATAGTTATCACAACTATAGATTTAACATAAACATGATGCCTAGACAAACAGGCAAAACAACTTGTGCAAGTATCTATCTAGCTTGGTATGCTATGTTTAATCCTGATCAAACTATTCTTATTGCTGCACACAAATATACAGGTGCGCAAGAGATTATGCAACGTATTAGATATGTATATGAATTGTGTCCTGATCATATTAGAGCAGGAGTTACAAGTTATAATAAGGGCAGTATTGAATTTGAAAACGGTTCACGTATAATAAGTCAAACAACAACAGGCACTACTGGACGTGGTTTGTCTATTTCATTATTATACTGCGACGAGTTTGCGTTCGTACAACCTAATATTGCTGAAGAATTTTGGACTTCAATTTCACCTACTCTAGCAACAGGTGGTCGTGCCATTATTACTAGCACACCTAACTCAGACGAAGATACATTTGCTACTATTTGGAAACAAGCAGAGCAAAAGTTTGATGAACACGGAAATGAACAAGAAGTAGGAATAAACGGGTTCCATGCATTTAAAGCTCATTGGAATGAACATCCTGATAGAGATGACGAATGGATGAAAAATGAAATTGGTCGTATTGGCGAAGAAATGTTTAGACGTGAATACGGATGTGAATTTTTAATCTTTGACGAAACACTTATTCACAGCATAAAACTTGCAGCAATGGAAGGTGTAAATCCTATATTAAATATGGGTCAAACACGTTTCTACAAAAAGCCAACAGGCGACAAAAGTTATATAGTTGGTTTAGATCCTAGTATGGGAACTGGTGGCGATTATGCAGCTATACAAGTTATAGAAATACCTTCATATGAGCAAGTTGCAGAATGGCAACATAATACTACTGCTATCCCTGGTCAAATCAGAGTATTAAGAGATATTTGCAGTTACATAAAAGAATGTTGTAATACAGATGGTGAAAACATTTACTGGAGTGTAGAAAACAACGGCATTGGCGAAGCAGCATTGCTTGTTATACAAGATTTTGGCGAAGAAAATATTCCAGGTTTGTTTATCAGTGAACCAATACGCAAAGGGCATGTGCGAAAGTTTAGAAAAGGGTTTAATACAACACATAGCAGTAAAGTTACTAGTTGTGCTAGACTAAAAACTATGATTGAAAATGATAAACTTTTTATTAGGAGTAAACCATTAGTAAGTGAATTAAAAGCATTTGTTGCCACAGGATCAAGTTATCAAGCAAAGCCTGGACATAACGACGATTTAGTAAGTAGTCTTATATTAACTTTAAGAATGATGACGGTTATGAAAGATTGGGATACTAATGTTTACAATACATTTAGCCAAATTGATCCAGAAGACGATTACGAAATGCCCATGCCTATATTCGTAAGTAGCAATTATTGATAAATAATATTAATATGAAGAATTTAGAAATTATAGCATCTGACTTATTTAATCAACTTAGAAGTCGTTTCACCGAGATAACTATCGGTGACGAAAACGGCGAAGTAATCAATGAACCTAAGCAGGCTCGTTATTTTGATTTTACATATAGCGAAAACGACGAAAACGTTGGCAAAGTAAGTGTTAGCCTTGATGAAGAAGATGGAATTGTTGTAATGTACAGCAAAGGCTTTGCAGAAGGTGCTGAAGAATCTATAAAAGATAATTGGTATAATTTTTTACGTGATATTAGACAATTTTCTAAGAAAAGGCTTTTAAATTTTGAAGTAAGAGATATTAATAAAAACAATTTACAACGTAGAGATTATGAATATCTTGCCAAAAATCGTAGCGGAGAAAAAACAATGGCAGAATCAAAAATGTACGGAACTAATAAAACTAGTTTCCAAAAGATTGGAAATGCAAAACTTTCAATTAAACATACAGGTACTTTAGACGAAGATGAAAACAGAACTAAAAAAATTGGTGCTATTTACATTGAAAATTCTGAAGGCGAAAAATTTAAATATCCTTACAAACATTTAGGTGGTGCTAGAGCAATGGCAATACACGTAAGTGAAGGTGGAAATCCTTTCGACGACTTTGGTAAACACATTACAGGTTTAAGTGAAGAACTTTCAAGTCTCCGCAAGTTCAAAACTTATATGAATCGTAGCAGTGTTATGGCAGAAAGTTTAGCAGGTCATATGGATATTGTAAACGAACGTGTAACTGAAATTAAAAAACGTATTTTAAATTTACAAAAAGAATCATTTTACAAAGACACATTTGAAAACTTTGTAGCAGAAGATAAAGTTGATGTTCCAGATGATATTGCAGAAAATTGGATCGATCAATTAACCGTAAAACAATTTAATGAAGAATTACAAGATGTATTTCCTTACATCTATAAGTTAATAGGCGAAAATACAAAAGCAAAAGAACTTACAGCAGATGATTTATTAGGTGAAACACAAAAATTAGACGAAGCACTTCCTCTAGTTTTAGCACTAGTAGGTTTAGCAGCAGCAGGCGGTTATGCTGCATACAAATCTCTTGGAGCAAAAAATACTCCATTAGGTAAAGCATTACAAAAGGCAGCTGAAGGCGGCGATAAAGAAGCACAACGTCATTTAGACAATCTAGGCGCTTATATAGATGGCAATGACACATCAACATTAAAAATGTTAAGATTCAAATACATGACAGAGCCAGCAGCAATGGAAAGTGTTATAGATAAATTAATGGGTCAGTTTGCAGCTCAAATTAATGAAGATGAAGAAACCGACGAAGGCAATGCATACGCAAAAGCAGTACGCATGGCAAAGATGAACGGCAAGGAAAAAGGCGATGAAATTGACGGACCAGATGGCGACAAAATTACACTAGAAAAAGATAAAAAAATTCCATTAGGCGAATTTATCCTAAGTTATTTTGACAGAGAAAATGGTCAATTTCCAAAAGGCCCGACAGCCGTGCTTACTATGGTAGAAAAAGAATACGGAGAACGTTTTGTAAGGCCAGCACAAGAGTTCATAGAACGCATCGACGCAAAGGTCGCAGAAGTAATGGGATATAAGGATACAGATATGGAAGAAAGTAAAATAGGAAGAGCTATTGATACTGCAAGAGATTATTGGGGATCAGTAAGAGGAAAAAATCCAGATCATAGAAAACCAGGCTCAGGTGCAGCACACGGCTATATGTCATACATATATGATTTTGATGATGCAACAGCAGTAATAAATGCATTAGAAACAAATATGATGAAAGCTGCACGAGGTAGTGATAATGATAAAACATCATTTATGAGAGATTATATAACCAATACTTGGAACTTAGGCGAATACTTGAGAGCTGCAACAAATGATTTTACTGATCCACGTACACCTGCAAACTTAAAAGCTGAACTAGATAAAATGTTTAAGATTAGAGGCAGATACAAAGGTGCTACTGAAGGCGGTAGGACAATCGCAGATGCAACACCAGATGAAGCAGCTAAACCATTAGCACGTATCGAAATGTTAATTGATATGATGAAAGATGCTGGTGGTAAATCTGGTCACGCTGGTACAATGACAGATGATATAGATACAACTGGCATTGATCGTATTAAAAATCTAGCAGGTATGTAAAATGCGTTTTGCTGAAATACAAGAAAATCAGCAGTTGAACGAATTCTTTCCTGCTTTGATACCAGCATTGGCTATATTGGTTAAAGGTGGGTTAGCTGCTTGGACAGCATACGAAATATATCAAATATACAAAGAACTTAGAAGTGTGTATAA